ATCAGAAATTCTTCGCGAGGAGTTAAAGTTTGCAAGATTTATTATACGCTTACAACAACAATTCGCTGCCGGTGTCAAGAGAGGCTTTATTACACATCTAAAACTGAGGGGTCTCTGGAAAAAATACGATCTTAATGAAACAAATATTGAAATTACATTTACACCTCCAACAAACTTCCACGAGCTTCGTCAGTCTCAAAGAATCGAATTGAAAACAAAAACCTATACTGACATTACCGGTAGTGAATCTATCTCTAAGACATTTGCACAGAAAAAGTACCTTGGGTGGAGAGATAGAGATATTCTCGCTAATAGAGAATTCAGAAGGAAAGACGCAGAGTTCGAATGGGAGTTAGGTCAGATAGCCAATCTCGGACCAGGTTGGAGAGAGGCCATTATTGCAGGAGATCTCGCTGGTGGAGAAGCTCCAGCTGGTGGTGAAATAGGCGGTGGTATGTCGCCTGGAGGTCCTACTACACCAGGCGCACCGCCTCCTGACTTTACTGGTGGTGCTGCAGCTGAAGGCGGTCCTGCAGAAGGCGAAACTGCACCACCACCTGAAGCACCTCCTGCTTAATGCATAAATATACACATGACACTGCCTTGTAATGTACTACCCGTATCAGCGTTTCAATCTACAAACCTTAATAATAAGATTGAAACATTTACTGATATCGGTGATAGAATAAAGCGGCACCTTGGTTATCCTCTGATTACTCTCGAAATACACCGAGACCAGCTCTTTCAAAACATACAGATAGCTATTGAGTACTTTTCTAAGTTCGCGGGGTATACACAGGAGTATCTTATATTTGATTCAAACATATACGAAAAGAATAAAGGCGTACGGCTGGATCATCTCTTCACACTCGCTAAGGCCGGACTATCAGACGAACAAAAAATCTCAAACTCACCGCCACGAACAGGACCTGACTTTACCGTTGTTACACCGGACCCTGTCTATGTTGCTCTTTCGTCTCTTCCCAATACTCTCTTTTCAGCATCCTCGTCACTATCGAGTGTTTTTGAGTCAGGATGCGAGGAGCTAGAAATCGTCGATAAAAACCTCTATACAGAAATTGTCTCGTACAACCCATCTCTTTCTGCTGTCTTTAAGCAATCCGTCTCAAAGAAGGTTTCTCTTCAATCAGAAGAAACAACAGCAACAGAGTACTCGAATGTCTTTGACTACGATATAATGGACTATCGTAAGGTCATCGCTGTAACAAATTTCGAGGAAGGATCTAATCAAGGTGTTAACACTCTATTTACACTGGAACAAACTCTTGCACAGCAAACATATTTTAGCTATGCACTCGGTAACTTCGGATTTGACCTTGTATCGTGGTATGCATTAAAGGAGTGGTTAGAAACACGCGAGAAAATGCTTGCTATTAAACGTGATATAAAGTTTGATGAACGTACGCAGTACCTTCAATTCTACCCCCAACCACGTAACACAAGATTTTACGGTGTTATTTCTTGTTATGTAGAACGTCCAATACGAGATCTAATTAAGGAGCAATGGGTATATGAGTACGCATTAGCTTTGACAATGATTGTTATAGGAAATGTAAGAGGTAAGTTCGGTAATGTTAGTCTTCTCGGAGGTGGTAGTCTGAACTATACAGAGATGAGGCAAGAAGGTAAGGAAAGAAAAGCTGAGCTTGAAAAGATGCTACTAGAAGGTGCTTCGCCAGGGATGGGCTCAGCTGATCCTCCTATGTTTGTTGTAGCCTGAAGATTCTTTGAACATACTATGAGCTCAAAATATCGACAAGGTGTCTTCACACCTATAAATAAAGAAAAATTTATAGGTTCAACTGCGATATACAGATCAGGTCTTGAACTGAAATATTTTCGTTTCTTCGATAACAATAAAAATGTTGTAAAGTGGTCTAGTGAGAGTATCGTAATACCGTATATTAGCCCTGTAGACGGCAAGGTACACAGATACTTTGTGGATAATATGGTATACATACGCGAAGGTAATACTATCAAAAAATACCTTATAGAAATTAAACCATATAAACAAACCTTGCCACCTACAACTAACTACAAGAAAAAACAACACTTGCTATACGAGCAACAAAATTACTTTGTTAACCAAGCAAAATGGCAAGCTGCGAGAGAATTCTGTAAGAGGAAAGGCCTTGAATTTATAATTCTAACAGAACGAGAAATTAAATAAAGCTATAACACTATAATAATTAATAATAGTGTAAACTTTTTATGTTAATAACATAAATAACATTATGGCACTTAAGCTTAATTTACTTGTTGAAAAACCAGCCTTCGCGGATGAGTTTGAATATATACTCGAAGAAGCTAATAGAAACTCCCCATCTACCCTTTACATAAAAGGACCATATATGATGGCAGAAGGTGTTAATAAGAACAAGCGTATGTATCCCATCGACGAGCTTAGAAGAGAAGTGGGTAGGTATAAAGATGAGATGGTAACACCTGGCCGTGCAATGGGTGAGCTTAATCACCCTGCTACAGCTGATGTAGACCTCGAACGCGCGTGTCATATTGTTACTGATCTTTACGAGGATAATAATGTTTTTTATGGTAAATCTAAAGTACTATCAACACCGTGCGGTTTAATTGTTAAATCGTTGATAAATGACGGTGTACGAGTTGGTATGTCTTCTAGAGCTCTTGGCACTCTTGAAGAGCAGTCTGGTCATAATGTTGTAAGAAATCTCAAGCTTGTAGCTATAGACTGCGTCGCTGACCCATCGTTCCCAAAGGCCTTTGTTAACGGTATACTTGAGTCAAAACAATGGGTAATTGCTGATAGTGGAAAATATGAAGAGGTTTACGAGAGGTTTGAGAATAGTATAAAAACACTACCAAAGAAGAATCTTGATGCTTTTCTAAAAGAACAAATTATCAAGTTCATTGGTAGCTTATAATACAAAAAAAGATTGCTGTGTACAATAAATAATAGTATGGGTAAACCTAAAACAACAAAAAAGCCGCGTATGGGATTTGACAACCCTAAGTCGCCTGGTAGTAGAAAACTCAAAAAGACAGCTCTAAAAAAAGCTGAAAAGCGTGAAGGTAAGGCGAAAAGCAAGAAAAAGCTTACCGAATCATTTACGAATATATCAGAGCGTTCCGGTATTTCAAAGTTTATAACTTCAATTTCTACAAAAAATTACGCACAAGCCCATAAATATTTACACGGTGTAATTGAGAAAAAGATTCAAACAAGAATTGCTAACTCACTCAACAAACCACTTTTTTAATTTATGAAAAATACAAAAGACTTACTACCGGAAGAAGTAACAAGCTCTCTCACAGAAGGCTCTCTTAAGGAGATTGAAGCAGCTTTTAAAGAGAAGCTCGACTTAACCGTTGAAACAGCTCTTACACAGCAAGATGACCTTTATGCTAAGAAGTTGCAGCAACTTATCGAGGCTATTGATAAGGATCATACAGCAAAGCTTAAGAAGATTGTTGAAGCGATCGATAAAGATAACGCCGGTAAGCTCAAGGCTGTTATTCGCAAGTATGAACGGACAATTAGTGAAGAAGCTAAGAGCTTTAAGTCTAAGCTTGTTGAATCAATTTCTAACTACCTTGAAGAGTATATTGATGAAACTATTCCTACTGCAGCTATTGAAGAAGCAACAAAGAATAAAACTGCTACAACAGTGCTTTCAAACTTAAGAAAGGTACTTGCTGTTGATTCTGCTCTTATGAGCGAATCGGTAAAAGAAGCTGTTATCGACGGTAAGGACCGCATTGACGAACTTACAAAGCAGGTCAATGAGCTCGCTAAAGAGAATAAAGTTATTAAAGAAAAATACTTAGCAACAAAAGCAAATCTACTGCTAGAAAGCAAGACAGCGAGCTTTCCTAATAAAAAGAAAGAATTCCTCATGAGAGTTCTTAGTGATAAAACACCGAAATTTATTGAAGAAAACTTCGATTATACCGCTAAGCTGTTTGATAAAAACGAACGTGAAAGATTAAGTGTGATTAAAGAACAAGCATATGAGTCGAGAGTTGTAAAGACAGATGCACCTTCTATTTCCCAGACTCCTAAGCAAGAACAAAACTCTAACCCATACTTAGAAGAACTTAAGAGAGTAAGATAATTTCAACCCCGAACATTGAGGTTCTTTTGAACCTGAGTTTATTTTGAAAGGAAAAAAAAGCTAATGAAAATAAGACCTTCACAATCATATGTAGATAGAGAGAGAGCAGAGCAACTTCTTGAGAAGTGGGCTCCTGTCCTTGATTATTCTTCAGATAAGGTGAAATCTATTGGTGACGAAAATACTCGCCTCAACACAGCTATTGTCCTCGAAAACCAAGAGCAATATTGCTTCCGCGAATCGAATTCGAATAGCGGTGGTGTTTTCGGTGCAGCTGCTGGCGGTCAGTATAATCCTGGTTCTGGTACCATCAATTCTGGTGATACCTATGCTCCTGGCGATGCTCGTCTTCCAAAGATTCTCATCCCAATGATTCGTCGTACTTTCCCTGAGCTTATCTCCAACGAAATCGTAGGCGTGCAACCCATGTCTGGCCCTGTCGGCCTTGCCTTTGCCCTCCGCTATGCTTATCAATCCGAAACCCTTGGTAACGGTATTGATGGTAAGGGCGGCGGTACAGGTACTGGTCCTGGTACACCTCCTGGTGTAGGCGGTGCTAGTCTGTATGATGGTTATAATGCTTCCGCAACACCTACCGGTGAACTTGGTTATCAATATCTTGATACCCGCTTCACTGGTGCTAGTGCAGCTGCTCTTAGTGGCCGTGCTGGTGTTTGGGAGTTCGCACAACAAGATCGAGGCGTTGCCCAAATCTTGTCTGCCTTCGAGATTACCGGTAATATCCCGCAAGTCGAAGTTAAGTTTGAGAAGACCGCTGTTGAAGCTGGTACTCGCAGACTTGGCGCTCGCTGGTCTATCGAATTGGAGCAAGACATCAAAAACATGAACGGTATCGATATCGATGCTGAGATCACAAACGCTATGTCGTATGAGATCCAAGCTGAGATCGACCGTGAAATGATTATGAGAATGATTCAAGCAGCTCTTAAGAGCTCCTATGGTTATTCTTTCTGGTCTCCTGCTTCTGCCGATGGTCGCTGGCTCGTTGAGAGAAATAGAGACTTCTATCAAAGACTTATCATTGAAGCAAACAGAATCGCAGTTCGTAACAGACGCGGTGCTGCTAACTTCATCGTTGCAACTCCAAGAGTTTGTGCAATCCTTGAGATGCTCCCTGAATTCCAGTGGGTACCTGTACAAGGTGATGTTTCAACTCAACCAGTTGGTGTTGCAAAGATCGGTTCCGTAGGTGGAAGATTCTCAGTATACCGTGATACACGTACCGAAGTACAATATAGTTATGGTGCTCCCTATACAAATGGGTACACTTCACCAATTGAGTACGCTCTCCTTGGTTACAAGGGGTCAGAGTTCTACGATACAGGTATCATCTACTGCCCTTACATTCCTATCATGGTTCAGAGAACAATTGGTCCGAACGACTTCGCACCACGCGTAGGCTTGCTTACACGTTATGGTGTCGTTGATAACATCTTCGGTGCTAATCTCTATTACCACGTTATTATTGTTCAGGGTCTAGGTACTGCGTTCTCACCAGCTCAGCAAAACGTGTACTTCTGATCTATTCAGAGATAACAACTATTTTAAATGGCGGGGGCCGAAGACCCTGCCATTTTTTTTATTAAAAATTTCAGAAAAGGAATAAATAATAATATGGCAGTCGTATCCTTTAACAATCAAGCACTCTCAGCATTCGGACTACAACCTACAAATTTAAACTGGTCGCTCTCAAGCGCTGGCATTTATAAAACTGTAGAATTACTAACCGTAGGTTCAGGACCAGTTAACGATGCATCTCTCAGCGGAAAGCAAGTAGAAGGCATTGCATTTAATACCTTAACAGCACCTGCATCTGGTACTGGTTTCTTTGTCACTCTTTCTGCTCCTACTGGTACATCTTTTAGAGTAGATAGAGCATATAACGGTTCAAACTTTGCTATAATTTACAAAGATGGTACAAGCTCACTATTTACCTGTACAACTGCTACTTCAGCTCAAACAATTACGTTTAACAACTACGAAACAGGTTACCCGGAAATTTCAAGATTAGTATATCT